AGAGAAGAGGAAAAACTCCCTTCTGATAACTGCAGGATGTACATTCAGCATGAATGCTGCTGCTGCCACTGCTGACTTAAACGGTAGGTGGTTTTTGAAAATGAGCCTATGCACAAGGCCCACAACTTGCGCGCGTGTGACCGCGCTGGCATTACGATACTCAGACATAGCACCCCCTTAGAAATAAAGGCCGAAAATAATTCCAAACGCTGCGCCGAGAATCGCAGCGAAGACCCAATCCCAAAAGCTATCTTTTTTCATACCCTTCCCCCCTTTTGTTTAACCAATGAACAGATTATGCTACACGAAATAAAAAGATTGTACTAGGAAAAACCCTATGTTGCAAAAATACAACGCGAGCTATTTATGCAAAGCGGATTGTAAAAAAAATTGTCATACAAAAAACCATTAAAAAATCCGCCTAGCGTTGCCTGGGAAGCCCTGTGGCACAGGGCTTGAGGGGGTAGCCTGCCACTGTGTGCCCCCTTTTTGCACTATTATACAAACAAAGAAAAAAAAACTTTTTGCAAAACTTTGGAAAACTTTGGAAAATTTGGCGCGCTTGTTTTTTTGCATATATATAAAAACCTTTTAATAGTATATATATATATGGCACAGTGGCAGGCTACCGCGCAAACCCCTGTGGCGCAAGGCTTAGCGGCCAGCGCTTGGCGGATTTTTTAATGGTTTTTCGATGACAATTTTTTCTACAATTCCAAAAACTAAATAGCTCGCTTAACGATCCGATTATGTTTGGGCAAAATAAAAAACCCGCCTTGTGGCGGGCTTGAGGCTGTTTTGGAGCTAGTCTACTAGCTCAGCCATATCACGCGCTGTTTTCCATGCGTGCTTGTATTCTAAACCCGCTCTCTCTAACTTCACAGTAGCCACGACTATCGCGGCCTCTTTTTTCACGCCGAGGTCTAGCATTGAGAAAACCCATTTCAATGCTATTTTTTCCGCATCACTAAGGTTTTGATAGCAATGCAAAGCGCTGTTAATTGTTTTGGTCAGGTTGATCATGCTATTCCCCTTTGGAAACGTGTTGGACATGAACAGATTATGCAACACAAAATAAACAGCTCCAATTAGGGGAAACCCTAATACTTGGTCACAGCGAAACGAAGCAAGGCACAGCGAAGCACAGCCAGGCGAAGCACAGCCAGGCGAAGCACAGCGAAACGAAGCAAGGCACAGCGAAACGAAGCAAGGCACAGCGAAGCAAGGCGAAGCAAGGCAGGCACAGCGAAGCAAGGCAAGGCAGGCACAGCGAAGCAAGGCGAAGCAAGGCAGGCACAGCGAAGCAAGGCAAGGCAAGGCACAGCGAAGCAAGGCATAGCGAAGCAAGGCGAAGCAAGGCATAGCGAAGCCAGGCACAGCGAAGCAAGGCGAAGCATAGCGAAGCAAGGCACAGCGAAGCAAGGCACAGCGAAGCAAGGCACAGCACAGCACAGCACAGCGAAGCCAGGCACAGCGAAGCCAGGCACAGCGAAGCCAGGCACAGCGAAGCATAGAGACTCATAGAGACTCATAGCGATTTGGCCCCTTGGCGACCCTACCCTACCCCGACCCCCCGCTGGCAGAATAAGGCTGGGCAGCTCGGCAGGTATAGTGATTCAGACAAACGCTAAACAATTATGCCAATTTAGACAACACAAAGCCGGGCAAGGCAAGGCAAGGCAAGGCAACACAAAGCCGGGCAAGGCAAGGCAAGGCAAGGCAACACAAAGCCGGGCAAGGAAGGGGGGGGTATTGTTTTTTGGCGCGCATTTCAGCAACCGTGTTTTTAGAAAACGCCAAGTTTTTAACGATAATTCAACCCCCCACCCCCATATAAAAAAACCCGCTAAGTAGCGGGTAAGGGGAGCTTGTTGCATCTATGTACATCTTTAGTATACACTATAACCAACCAGAAGGCAACATTTATATGTTTGAGAATCTGATAAAATTTGAGCCTGATGCTTCCGACGAAAGCGGGTTCACGCCATTGGGCGAAACTTGCGTAAAGAAGGTTATAGACGCTCAGTTCAACTCGACAAAATGGCTTGAAGACATGGGAGTACCTTCTGATAAAGACGTTGATCAGCAAGGGCAGGTAAAAGCCGCTAGAGACGCTTTTAGTGCTGTAACATACAACCCAGACAGTAATGCTCAGAAACAGGCTGTAATAGCCGTTAAAACTCCTGATGCGGTACGCCACTTAACAGGTATGCTGACAGCGTATGATTGGGAGTTTGTTAATCACGCCAAAGAGCTTCGAGGTTATGCGGTATCTAAAATTCTTGAGGAAACGACAAACCCTAACGCTAACATTCGCCTGAAGGCGTTACAGATGCTTGGCAATGTGACGGAGATCGGTTTATTTACCGAGCGCATTGAGATTGCGAAAAAAGATGCCAGTGAGGAAGAGATTGAGAGTCGATTGCGTGAAAGGCTTGCAAAATTTATTATCAATATCCCATCCAGCACAGCACCAGCAGAAGTCATTGACGTAAAAGCAATTGATGAAGAGATAAGTCAAGTGGTAACTAAACGAGATGATTGAGAACCTTTCTCCTAGCGCTATTTCAGACTTGCTTTCAAGCCTTCCGGCCATGCCGTTGGCCGAGAAAGAGGCGTTGCTGAGTGAGCTAGAGACTTTGCAGCACAAAAAGCTCATCAAGCGTTGCCAAGAAGACTTCCTAGAGTTTTGCGCCTATGTATATCCAAATTGGAAAGAAGGGCCTCACCACAGGTTTTTGAAACCGCTACTAAACAAGGTAAAAACAGGTGAAGAGACGCGGCTAACGGTCAGTTTGCCCCCACGTTTTGGTAAATCTGAAACGATTGCATATTTATTTGTAGCTTGGTACCTTGGGCACATGCCCAGCCACCATATCATGATGGCCACACATACGGCAGCGCTTTCTGCTGACTTTGGGCGTAAGGTTCGCAATCTTTTGGATAGCGCTCAGTATAAAGAAGTTTTCCCGGACACCGTGGTGTCTAAAGACAAAAGCGCGGCAGACAACTGGGCAACGACCCTAGGCGGTAAATACTTGGCAATAGGTATCGGCGCTAACGTGGCTGGACACGGTGCGCACTTGCTTGTGGCCGACGATCTTATATCTGAACAAGCTGTGTTGGCGAATCCCGATCATGCGTTTAACACCGCCTGGGAGTACATGCAGGTGGGGCCGTTGCAACGGTTAATGCCTGGCGGCAAAATAGTAATGATTGGAACCCGCTGGGGGAAGCGCGACCCCATTGGCCGCGCACTGGCTTGGGCACAGAACAATCCCGATAGTACACCTTGGAACGAAGTGAGGTTTCCGGCAATTTTACCATCAGGTAAAAGTTTGTGGCCTGAACAGTGGCCGGTTGAGCAGTTATTGGCAAAGAAAGCCGGGATGCAGCCGCATTTTTGGGCAGCGCAGTACATGCAGGAGCCAACATCGGAAGAAGGGGCGCTTATAAAGCGTGAATGGTGGCAGATGTGGACAAAGGATGAACCGCCAGATGTAGAGTTTGTTATGCAGGTCTGGGACACTGCACACGATACCAAAAGTTATAATGACTACAGCGCTTGCATTACTTGGGGTGTTTGGTTCAATGAAAACACGAACCGCCATGAGATTATAATGCTCAACGCTATTAAAGGTCGGTGGGAGTTTCCACAACTTAAAGAGAAAGCACTCGAACAATACAGAGCTTGGTCTCCAGAATGCTTGTTGATCGAAAAAAAAGCCGCAGGTGCACCACTCATACAAGAGTTGCGGCAAATGGATATGATTGTTGAGGAATACAGCCCATCAAGGTCTAGTGCAGGCGTATCAAATGATAAAAGAGCGCGGGTTAATGCGGTTTCACCTTTGTTTTTTGATAAAGTTGTGTGGGCGCCTGAACAAAGATGGGCTATGGACGTGATCAACGAATGCGCGGAGTTTCCCAATGGTGAAAATGATGATTTCGTGGATTGCTGCATAGAAGGTACACAAATACTCATGGCTGACGGCACAACACGCGCAATTGAGCATGTGCAGGAAGGGGATTTTGTACATACACCAAAAGGTGCACGGCGCGTACAAATATCTGTGTGTACGGGAATTCACGCCACCATACGATTGAAAACTACTCAAGGGCACACCATAGAAGCTACACCTAACCACCCGATAGCTACAACGCGAGGATGGGTTCGTTTGACGGATGTCAGGACTACAGATACAATAAAGATTACATCTGTAAAGGAGCCTATATGGCATTCACTAGAAAAGAAGACATCGTGCGTGAAACAGTGGTTTTTAACGGCCACACGTACCACCGTTATCCAGAATCATCGCGCCGTTCGCACCGCAAATATTTCATGCGTGTTGGTGGACGCAAACTTTTACATCGCGCCGTTTGGGAGCACTACAACGGCCCCATACCGGCCAAACACCATGTTCACCACATTGACCACGATACCGGAAACAACGCTATCGAAAATTTGGAGCTTGTGTCAGCCGCTGAACATTTTGCGCAGCACGCTGAAGATCGTAAGGGAAAATGCTCCACGGCTATGCGCGAGCATTTGGCATCCATTCGAGACAAAGCCGCAGCATGGCATTCCAGTGCAGATGGTCGCCGCTGGCACTCCGAGGTCTCATCAAAAAACTTTCGGGCAGGTGGAGCGGGTTATCTCGCGCGGGCTGCGGCTTGGGAAAACCGCAAGAAAAATCCTTATCAGTTTGTTTGCGAAATGTGTAAAACTCCGTTCACAGCGCTCGTACGAACAGCTCGATTTTGTAGCCAGACGTGCGTCTGTAGAAACTATCGCGCTAACAAACGAAAAGCGGAAAGTATTTAATCTAACGGTTGAGGATGCACAGTGTTTTTATGCTAACGGGATTTTGGTTCACAATTGCTGTTCAATGGCCTTAGCCCGTTATAGACGCGGAGGTTTTGTGTCGCTATCATCTGACCGTGGCGACGAGCCGCAGTTTTTTAAGAGAAAAACAAGCGGATACTATTAAAAATTAGGTAATTATATGACGCCGAACTACATGGATAAAAGCCTGTACCAAGCCCCGCAAGGGCTGGCCGACAGTGCAGAAGGCATAGAACCTATTGAGATTGAAATTGTTGATCCTGAAGAAGTAAATATCGAAATCGGTGGTCTTGAAATAAGCCTTGGAAAAGAAGCGCCTACGTCAGAAGACTTCAACGCAAACCTTGCCGAGTTTATAGACGACGGCAAACTCCAGGTAATTGCCGCAGAGCTTGATTCAGACATTCAGAACGACCGTAACAGCCGTAAAGATTGGGAACGTGCCTATGTAGACGGGTTAAAGTTACTCGGTCTTAAGTATGAAGAGCGAACAGAGCCTTGGAACGGCGCTTGTGGCGTGTTCCATCCCATGATTACTGAAGCCGTTGTGCGGTTTCAAAGTGAAACTATAACAGAAACTTTTCCAGCTTCGGGGCCTGTAAAAGCTAAAATTATCGGAAAAGAAACGCCTGAAAAGAACGAAGCAGCCAACCGCGTTGTTGAGGATATGAATTACCAGCTTACCGAGCGTATGCCCGAGTTTAGAGCTGAGCATGAACGAATGCTGTGGAACCTACCCGCTACAGGCGCAGCATTTAAGAAGGTTTACTTTGATCCCAGCTTTGACAGGCCTGTGTCGGTATTCATCCCGGCAGAAGACATACTGTTACCCTACGGTGTGGCCGATGCTCGCAGTTCCCACCGCGTTACGCATGTGATGCGTAAGACAAAAAATGAACTGGTAAAACTACAACACGCAGGATTTTATCGAGACGTTGATATTGGCGAGCCTGAAAACACCAAAGACGATATTCAGAAAGCTAAAGACGACGAGACGGGGTTCAGTGATCTTAACGACGAACGATTTGTTTTGTATGAATGCTGCGTAGACCTGGACTTGCCCGGTCATGAGCATGCGGAAAATGGGACGCCTACAGGTATTGCGCTGCCATACGTTGTCACACTGATTAGAGGGACGAACACAGTCTTGTCAATCCGCCGTAATTGGCGAGAAGAAGATGACTTAAAATTGCGTCGTCAACATTTTGTACAGTATAACTACATACCCGGTTTCGGAGCTTATGGGTTCGGATTGTTCCACCTTATTGGCGGCTTTGCAAAATCGGCAACGTCCATCATGCGGCAGTTGGTTGACGCCGGTACCCTGTCAAACCTGCCAGGCGGGCTTAAATCCAGAGGGTTGCGGATTAAAGGCGACGATACGCCCATTGCTCCCGGTGAGTGGAGAGACGTTGACACTGGTTCCGGGTCTATTCGGGACAGTATCCTGCCCCTACCTTACAAAGAGCCTAGCGGAACGCTGTATAACCTGCTGAACACCATTGTTGAAGAGGGTCGGAGGTTTGCTGCTACTGCGGATATGCAG